TTGGAACTGCAACATAGATCATGTTTGCATTGTTACGCCAGTTGAAACCTTGTTCCAGAACTGTCAGGTTCATGTTCAGTTTGACTTCTATTCCAATAGTGTGATCATCATTCTTGCAGTACATATCGATCCTTCTGGATCCACCTCCTGACATTGATACTTCGTTGAAAACTTCATAACCCATTTTTCGATAATGCTCCACCAGAACTTTGGCTACGTCGGCTTCAGAATATATTTCCTTCTTCTGTTTTTTCATTAGCTGAACATTCTAGGGTGTACATTATTATATGCAGTGTTCATATCCTTCTTAACAGTTTCAGGAAGAAATCTCTCATGCAGCATGATGAGCTTTAGATTTCTCAACAAGTTCTTCATGATGGCATCTTTATGTTCTTCTATTGTCAATTTTTTATCGATACACACAAGTTCTGAGACTCTAGAAACAAACTCTTTTGTACAGAAGCTGTCATTGACATTTCCGTAAGCTTCTTTATATTTAGCATATATCTTTTCAGCTCCTTTGCCACCTATACCTCTGCCATTTTTTTCGTATATTGATTCTATATTATCGCTGGCCTTATCACCAGAAACCAATTTGATAAACAATTTCTCTTCGTAAAAAACCTCTTCGACCGTTTTACCCTTCATCAGATTGTAAACAAGTTGCTCAACATCTCCTTCATCAGTTCCGTAGTATAAAGAGTTTGAACCTCCACCGAATTTTTGTATAAACATCTCATAACCTACAGGTAGATATATTTTTTCATTATAAATCTCGTTGTTCATCATGATGTTCATATATGAAGGAATATCCATTTGTATTTTAACTTCTTGTAATATATCCTTATCTGATGTTACAATCAGAACTGAGATTGCTTCTGAATTGCTATGTTTAACAATATAAGAAATCCAGTCATCACCTTCTGTATGAACAGCTTCCAGCACTTTAATGTTGGAAGTTTCTTTGATCTTCTTTTTGAAATTATCGAACATCTTGTAAACCTTTTCCCAATCTATGGTGGAATCTTTTTTACGAGTTGCTTTATATTCTTGATAAAGAGCTTTACGCCAAGAGCCACCCTTTCCATCACATGCTAAATACACATTTTCGAAATTGTATAATTTCTTAAGACTATCAACATTCTTCTGAAGAGATCTTTCCAGTTCTCCATAAAGCATATTGACTTTGTTCAGCGAAAACACGTTCTTCATGAATATGTAGTTTAGGTCTATGACAAGATTGTATTGCATACTATAATAAAAAGGTTATTTTCTTTGGTGTTTCGTTATCACCGATTCCGATCTCTGTAAAAAAGATATCTATACTAGCCATGCGCTCCTTCGTCTCAGAAGTCTTCATGATTTCGTTCAGAACTTCAATATTTTCGTAATTGATGCTGATTGCTGGTTCTTCATGTAAGATCTTCTTTAATCCTTCTTTTATTTCTCTAAAAGATAGATTTTCATTTTTCATATCTACATTCTTCATGTATTCCATGACTAAAAATTCTTTGTTCATTGTGATTATATTATTTTTTGTTATATTTATTTCTTTAAAACTGTTCTCAATTCTGAAACTAATCCCATTAACAAAATGATCGGATCCAAAGTTGTACTATAATATGACATATATTTGTTCCATATAGGTAAAACCATAGGCCATTTTGAAATCATTTCTGGTTTCTCTTTATTTGTCCATTCATAGAAAGGTCTTCCTAAAGATACCAATGCTTCTTCTGGTGTATCGACATAGTTTGACATAAGATAATCGTGATCTGTCGAAGCTGTTCCGTTCGATATGACTAAATTATATAGCTCAGTGTTTGAAGCTGCTGCTCCAGAAAGAACACTTACATTGCCTGTGATCTTGATGAGTTGTAGATTGTTCAGAGTTCTACGCATATCTGGAGAATTCTTCTTGATGATCTTTGCAAGATCTTCCTTTGCAATGGTCATCATCTCTTTTTCACATATATGTTGACATCTTTTATACATGGCATTCATTACAAATTTGCGCTCTTCGTCATTAGTAGGCGTGAATTTGATGATATTGAACCTGGATTGTACAGGATCATTTATTTTTGCAAGATTATTGACTATCGAAATAAAACGAACTCTGTCCTGATATTCTTCTATAAAATCTTTCAATCCATCTTGTAATGCTGATGATGCTTTGTCAAACTCTTCTAAATACACATATTTGAATCCTGTATTGTCATCAAAAATAGATTGTGTATTACAAAATTCATATATGTCTTCTCTTAGAGTATCAATTCCTGAATCTTTAGAAACATTGATCTTCTTGAAGTTTTTTCCTTTTGTTAATAATTTTGCTAATGAAGATTTACCGCATCCAGCACTGCCTTCAAACATCAGATTGACTTGAATGCCATCTTTAACAATATTTTGAATTCTAGGAAGAACTATAGCTTCTTCCATGTTTGTTGGGGCATATTTTTCCCAAAATAAAAGTTCTTTTACCATTTTAGTCTAATTTTGTAATAAACAATATATGTTGAATATCGAATATTGTTTAGACTTGATAAATAAATATATAGATTATGATAACAAATTTCAAATCATTTATAAATGAAAACCTGTTGGTTCCTCGTAACCTACAAGGTCGCAAGGAAAAACTGAAACAATTGAATATCAAGTTGCTTTCTCAGGAAGTGATCGATGGAAGTCTAAAACTTGACGAATCTTTCATGGACATCGATCCAAAGTTCGTCAAGCTTAAGAAGGTTAACGGTAATGTTTATTTGGAAGGAAGACACTGGACTGAAATACCTGCATGGTTATCAAATGTAGAAATAATCGGGTATTTTAATTGTTCATGGAACAAATTAACATCATTGAAAAATTGTCCTCAGAAGATAGGAGGAGGTTTTTATTGTTCAGATAATCAATTAACATCTTTAGAAGGATGTCCTGAAAATATAGGAGGTGATTTTAATTGTTCTGGTAATTTATTATCATCATTAGAAGGATGTCCTGAATTTGTAGGAGGAAGTTTTTGGTGTCATGATAACAAATTAATTTTTGCACTTCCAGATTATGTTAATTTAAAAGGAAAATTTATAAATAAATAAAAATGGGACAAGAAAACCTATCTATAGATCACTTAATGAACTATGACGATGTCTATTATAGAGATCTTATAATAGCAGTGATTGCCAAACTACAGGATAGGATATGGTGGATCAATCGTTTCAAGAAAGAGAATCGTCTTGTTACTGTTCCTTTCTATTATAGCATGTCAGGAGATGAAAGATTTCTGATGGATTCTTTCGTCGATGATATCGTTGACAAAAGAGTTGAACTGAACACTGATATCATACCAAGAGGACATATATATTTGGAATCTATAGCCGCAAATTTTGGTGAAATGGCAAACCCTAACGTATGGATCAGGTCTAATCTAGAATCTCAGACTGAAAACTTAAAAGTTTATTCTAAAGTGGTTCCAATTCCAATCACATGTTCTTTCAGTTTGGAAATACAATTATCTTCTGAAAGGGATGTTCTTGTTGCCATATCAAAGATACAATCGATCTTACAGGTTTATAAATACTTAGAATTCGATCACAGAGGAATATGCATCAAAGGCATCATGCAACAACCTGAAGGTATAGAGATGACTATTCCTAGAGAAAGTAACATGTCTTCTGATAACAAAATAGCTATCAAATATTCTTTCGAAGTAAAAAGTATTTTTCCTGCAATGGATTTAGGTGATAACGGATCTTTGGCTTCAATGCAGGCATTATTATCAGGCAAAGAAAATATATCAGCTCCAGGAGTATTCGGAACTCATTTCTTTTTGGCAAACAAAAGAGTTCAATGGGATAATTATATCAGATATGGAGATCCAAATAATCCATCAACAGATCATTTAAACACAGATCCTGTGTAGAATATATAGATTATGAAAGATTTCAAGACATTCGTAAACGAAAATTTACTAGTTCCTCGTAACCTGGAAGGTCGAAAGGAGAAGTTTAAACAAATGAATATTAAATTGCTTTCTCAGGAAGTAATAGATGGCGATCTCGATTTGGATGATTCATTTATTAATATAGATCCTAAATTTATAAAAGTTAAGAAAGTGAATGGCAACGTTTGGTTAAAAGGTGAAAAATGGAATGAATTCCCTGAGTGGTTGAAAAAAGTAAAAATAGAAGGGTATATTAATAGTGATAATAGAAAATTATTATCTTTAGATTATCCTAAAGATAAATCAGAAAATTATTTACGAAACCATAATCGTTTGAAATTAGCAGAAAAGGGTTAACTTTTTTAAATATATACTATCACAAAAGCCTGAATAGGTACAAAAAAATAAATATATCAAATGGACAATTTGAAACTTAAATTATTCAACTTTAAAAACTCTCTTACTTTAGATCAGGAAGAGGTTTGTCAGATCGTTGAAGCTTTCCTTAACAACTTCGATAACTTATCTGAGAAGGAAGTAACTGCATCTCTGACTGAAAGGTTAGAAATCTACACATATGATTCAGATGTGAAATCTCTTGTTGAGAGCATGAATGATGATATGTTGAACAATTCTTTAGTTTATGATCTAAAGGATCTTTACAAGAAATTACAACGTCAGAACACAGGTGAATTATTACGTCATCCTATGCAAGTTATTTTAAATACTATCAATGAAGCTGATAACGATGCACGTATGATAAAAATTCTTAATGAATTATCAATCTATGATTGGATTAATGAAGTTAAGCATTTCATGTTGAAATTCAAAGCTACTCCACAAGAGAGAATGAATTTAAAACATACAGGTAAAGCTGATTCAGTTTACACGATCGTTGAGACTGTAGATAAAGGACATATGGTTTATATCAAAGATCGTTGGTTCTTATTAGAAGAATCTAAAATTTCAATGTGTGATCTTTCTGAACAAGTTACTGATGAAGTTAAATTGAAGAAATTGCGTATATTAGAAGAGTCTTTAAAATATGCTGATTTCAGAGAAAACAGAATCGACTACCATATCGATGAAAACTTGGTGATCAGTTTAGCTACCGATAGCAAAAAAGTTTACATCAATGATGTAGCAATCGAAGAAGACATGACATTAGAAAACATTTTCAGTTCTCCTATCGTTCCTATGTTGAAGAGAAATTTCTATCCTGTTATTGCTGAAGCTGTAAAGAACGTAGATAAGTTTATCGAATTGGATATAGTTACTAAAGTTACCAACATAATCAACGTTTATAACGAAGCTTACTGTTTCAACCATAGTGGCAAGATGTATGTTTATACATGTGATAAACGTGTAGGAACAAGCTTATTCGAATATGTATCAACTGTTGAATTGATCAATGATATCCAACGTCAGTTTGATTGCGATGTTACTTATTTCTATGAGAACAATTTAACAGCTGAACATAAAACAAAACGTTCTTTAGAGGATAAAGAAAAAGAGATCACTGTGGATCTTGGTGCGATCAAAGAGAACATCGAAGCTTTACAAGTTGCAATCAGCGCAACTGATGAATCTGAAGGTTTAAAATCCATCATGGAAAAGTTGATTATTACTGAGCAAGTAAAGAAACAAGCTCTTAAAGATATCAAATCCAAACAATTAGAATTTACAAAATCAATGGTTAAATAATTTTAACCAGTATAAAAAAAAAATAAAAAAGCTGCATTTATTGCAGCTTTTTTAGTTATATGTAATCATGTAACTTTTTTATTTTAAGGTGTAACAACTAAAACTGAAAGTATATTATAAAAAAAAATGCTCAAATTTCTTTGCACTTTTTTACGCTTTAAACTTTTCTCTCTATTGCGCATATAATATAATAATTAATATTTCTACGCCATCTAAAGCCTTATAATTTTTAAATCAACAACCAAAAAATTAAAGTTCAAAAAAATGGCTGATAATATCAACAATTTCTATATTGACAAAAAGGAGATCTACAAACAGATCGTGATCTCCAAAGCATACGGTTTTTTAACCAGAGATGCAGAAGAAATGCTAAAAAAGATTGCTGACAGAGCAATTCGCAAGATGGTTTATTCAAACCCTGACGATCGTAAGGATTGTATACAGACGGGATTATTAAATCTGTTCGACAACTGGTCTAAGTTCAATGAAGAGAAATATACAGACGCATTCTCTTACTACACAGAGATTTTCAAACGCGGCATCGCAGCAGGTTACAACGAACTTCATAAGAAGAAGGGTGATCCTGACAATTTAATCAGATTGATGTCTCTGGACAGAGCTAATGATGGTGAAGGACTTCACCATTTATAGATTTTTGATATATAGACCATAAAACAAAGACTTGTAAAATGTTGGATTTCAAAGGCTTTCTAAAACTAAATGAAGGAAAAGAGGAGAAAGCTAAATACAGCTACGGTTGTGTGATGCTGGATGTCACTAATGCAGATTCTATAGACCTTATCAGAAAGATGCAAGATGAGATATCTGATGAAGATCTATACAATGATCCTGAAAATCCACATAGATTTGGAAAACAGGATGATGTCCATATAACAGCTTTGTACGGTTTGGTTTCTGAACAAGATGATGAAGATGCTGCAACTCCGAGAGATGTTAAAAAAGTGGTCATGCAATATGAGCCTTTCACAGTTCAGATCTCAGAAATCAGCATGTTTGATAATGAAAAATTTGATGTTGTCAAGATTGCAGTCGTACCTTCTGACGAACTTATAGCTCTTCATGAAGAATTGAAAGAGTTTCCTTATAAATCTGATTTTGATACATATGTTCCTCATATAACATTGGCTTATTGCCTGAAAGGAACAGGTAAAAAATATTTAAAGAAATTTAAAGACATCATTACTATAGAGAATATAAAAGATGTTACATATTCTACAGCAGACAAACAAAAATTCCATTACAAACTAAATGCTTAATAGTAAACCAACACAGAGAGGAAACTACCAGCAAGGACTTTATATACCACAGAACAAAAACAAGGTGATCAAACTGAACAATGAAGGTGGTTTGTATTTCAGATCATCCTGGGAGAAAAGGATCATGATATGGCTTGACTATCTATCAGGCACAGGAAAAGTTGCAAGATGGGGGGCTGAATTCATAGAGATAAAATATAACGACATGATGGGTAAACCACACAGGTATTATCCTGATTTCTATGTCGAAATGTGCATAGATGGCAACCCAGACAAATTCAAACGTATGGTATTGGAAGTTAAACCTCTGAATGAAACAAAGCCGCCTGTGTTGCCAAAGAATGCAAATTCTAAAAAATTGGAATCTTTCGAATACCAGATCAAGACTTACACAAAAAACATATACAAATGGGAGAGAGCTAAAGAATACTGCAAAGCAAGAGATCTTGAATTCTACATCATTACAGAGAAACATTTAAACCGAATCAAAGAATAAAATTGGGAAAATTATTAGATAACTTAGAGCTTCTGTACAAAGATGAAGGAGAAAAACTATCTAACAATTCATCAAAGTGGATGATAGATAAGCTTCGATCTCCTTCAGAGGGTGTTTCTGTTGTGAATTTGTCAGATATGTTACCTGGTAAGTTCTATTTTCTTCTTTACAATCTTCAAGGAAAGAGTTCCAAATTGGAACAATATGCACCGATACTTTTTACAGATTGGAAACAACTAGAACATACCAAAATAGTTTTTGGCTTGAGTATCAATTTCATTCCGATGAAACTCAGGATCAGATTGTTCGATAAGATGTTCGATGGTCAGGAGAACTTGCTTAAATCAAAAGATGACAAGACTAAAGCTGGAATGCCAGAGCAACCAATGAATGGTATATCTTACGAAAATGTATATCAGATATTATCAGCGATAGGCTTCGAATATTCGATCAGAGAATTCGATCTCAGATTGATCAATAAGGTATACGAGATCAGCTTTACACAACTGGAAAGATTTTTGACTATGAACAGCCAAGTGTTCACAAATGTGGATGAAGGTAAACTTGCCCAGATCTGGAAAGCAAAACTGAAGACCAGAGATGAACGACACCAGAACCTGATGAAGGACACTATGGACAATTGGAAAACCATAGATAAAGTTTTGGAAAAAAGTATGCAAGATTTTAAAACTACTCGAGAGAATTTGAATAAATCAATAGAAGATTTAAACAAGCTAAACAATACGAAAAATGGAAAATAAAGATCAATTAATAGCAGATTACAGAGATAAAGTTTCGTTCAATGATGAAACGGGAACGGTATCAATCAACGGTTCTGCACACATACCTTTCAGCAAACAGTGGTGGTTTCCAGAATCTGAAAATAAAGTTTCAAAACAAGCTGAAAAAGATCTAGCTTCATTGATTTATGATTACAAAGAAGATATCGAATATGTCGATGATAAAGGTGAAGTTTATATCTCTGGAAAAAGACATTTACCTTTTACAAAACAAATTTTTTTTGTAACAGAAGTGCCTTTAGAAAATACTAATTTCTTCCAAAAAATAAGAAATACGTTCACATGGAAAAAGTAAGAGGTTATGTTAACATGAGATTGACTTATGGAGGTAAATTACCAGAATTGTTTTCTGTTGATATGATCGACTTAAACATCGACAGAGCTTTAGATTATTTCAAAAAGAATAGCAAATTTGCTGGATATTACGAAAACATATCATTGAAAGACAATTTTGAACTGTTGACTCAACAAGCCCATTTAGAAAAAGATGTTTTAGCAGTCACATCAGTCAACGTAAGAAACGAAACTGATAATACCAAGAAATTCTTTTACAATACAACAAATAATATATTGACGATTTTGGACCATATCAGACATGACGAAATGAATGCAATGGTTATCAAATATGTTGGAGATGATTTCATCGCTGCTACACAATTGTTCAAAGACTATTGTGTAATTCTATGTAAAATGGATTTATTTAATATGTTAGAAACATACACATATAAATTACCAGGAGATGTAGCAATCAATATAGAAGCTATGAAAGAAGAATTAAAAATATCAGAAACTTCTTTCTGGCAACACTTCTCGTAATATATACTTAACACATGGCAGGATCAGCAAACCCATATCGTCAGATACAGTACTCACCTAGTAACATAGGCAATAAATCTTTCTACAATAAAGTATTGAGAGATCTTTCCTCATGGAACTGGGGTATGAAATACGATGACATGATCCTCAAGAATTCCAGCGCTACTGGCATCAACGAAGATCCTAACACTCTTGCCACATCTGGCAGCATGTATGATATCTTTTCAAGAAGAGCTGTATCTAAAGTTCTGGAAAAGAAATCCGTTGCATTTTTGAATTTTGCATACACTGAAAAACAGAAGATACTAAGACAATATTCTGTTAAAGGCGAAATCAGTGAGTATATAACAATAGTATGTGACGATGCGATAGATTACGACGATGGATCAAAATTCTGTTTCCCTGTAGATCTCAAAGAAAATGTGGCAAAGAAAGTAAAAGACCGTTACTATCAGATATTTGAACAAGTGTACAATACACTAGGATTCAACGATGGCATCACTGCATGGAACTATTTCAGACAGTTCATCGTTGATGGTTATTTAGCTTTCGAGATTGTATACGATGACAGACAAAAAGTGATCATAGATATAAAAATGTTAGATCCAGCAACGCTGGTTCCTGCTGTAGAACCTATGTCCGGAAAGAAAGTATGGATACAACATCCGAATGATATTCAGAACAGAAAGATTATGTTGGATTCTTCTATTATATACTTAGCATATTCAGGAAACAACAGTATTGGTATTTTCGAAACCAGTTATGTAG